ACAGGATACTGTTTTAAAACCTTCTCATGGTAGAACTGTTTAGGGCATGTTTCAAATGCCTTTGCTTTACTAAACGACCAAGGTGCTATGTTCACTCACAGTCTCCATATGATTTACCTATACCGCTTTCACAATCTATAGGTAGCCCTGCTGCCCAATCGGGTGTATTTCTCATACAATGCTCTACATGTTGCCGTGCTAGAAGAACCTCGTCATCAGGAACGCAGCATACAATCGAGTCGTGTACTGTTAACACTACTTTGTATTTCTTACTTATTCTTAGCATTTGTTCGCCTATAATGCAACGAGCTAATGCTTGACACACGTTCTCTATGACCTTGCCACCGTATATTCTAGTACGCCCCCTACGAGTTTTATAGCTATGCTCCAAACCCTTTTCGGCTTGCTCTGCATGCAACTGCTCGTAAAAAATACTGAGACCATTAGGCATGACAAGTGCGTTGTTGGCTGCATCTACAGTGACAATACCTTTACGACCAAACTGTACGGCTCTGCCATTTGCTAGTTGCTGCACCATATAGTTAGCATCACGCCATACTTTGCTTATTTTATAGTTAGCATCCCGATAGATATTTATAATCCTGCGTGACTCATGAGGTGACACTTCAAACCCAAACGTCTTGAGCTGTACCGCAAACTTTTCTGCCCCCATGCCATACCCTGCACCAAGGATCGTGGTCTTACCAACAAACCTCTGGTCTTTGGTAACATCTTCTTCGGCACATCCGTAAATACGAGAAGCCATCTTTACATACACATCCTCGCCGTTGGCAAACGCATTAGTCAATTCATCTTGACCTGCGAACCATGCAAGCACTCGCGCTTCGATCTGTGCGCTGTCAGCCTCGACTATTGTGTAGCCTTCGGGTGCGATGATTGCCTTCTTTAGTTTCTTTGCATTTGGTCCTCGGCTTGGTAGGTTTTGCAAGTTGATCTTGTCAGCCCCACCCCATCTACCTGTATGCGCGGCGTAGTATCTTACGGGTACAGGGAGCAGCCCACGTTTAGATATACCTATAAACCTCTCTGTACGTGTTTCTTCTAAAGTACTTTTGTTACCCAGACGTGCAGCAACTAGAGATTGCACCCGATCATCATCGTGTTCTTGTAGTTCTTTGAACGCTTCGTCAGACTTCGCAAAGGCGTAGGTCTGCTTGCCTGTCGTGGTGCTGATCTTCATGGGTGGCTCTACATCAAGATCTTTTAACATGTCTGCAAACTTCTGATTAGACATCAAATCTTTTTTATCAGTGACATTTGCATCACGTAGCAACTTGTCCTTACGATCTCTCGTATCTTCGAGGTGTTGTTCCAACAGTCCAAGATCCAGATCAAGTGTAGGCTCAATAAACATACGCAAAGTCAGGTCTATCAGTTTCAGTTCTTGTTTGGGAAACTTAGCCCCCATAAGTTTAAAGAGTTTGTAGGTTAGATCCACATCGTTCTTGGCATACTCACCGTAGCGTTCAGCTTCCCCCACAGTAAAATCGGCACGGCGCTTGCCCTTGGCATTGTGCACCTCAGTGCCTTTAACGCCTACACCGTAGCGTTCTGCTACTGCTTTGAGCGATGCGCTTGTTTCTACACCATGCAGAGCACGTGCCATATACATCGTGTCGAGCCATGCCTTCGGCTTGATACCATAATGCCAACTAAGTATTGCCCCATCAAACATGGTATTGTGACAGAGTATAGCACAGTCAGAGAAGTTTATGTGTGATAGTAGACGTTTGATTAAACCAGGGTCACTTACATACTTGGTAGATTTGTCGTTCTTTTTTATAGCAAGACCGATAATCTCAAACCGCCTATCGCGCACATACTCCTCAGTTGTCATCTTCGACAGTGAGTAGTCTTGGGCATAGTACGTTTCAAAGTCTAAGGTATAGATGTCCATTACTTACTCACAACTTCACCACCACAAGCCATATACCCACAGGCATCTACCCAGTTGTCTATGTGCGTGGGGTTAGAATGTATGCGAGCAATCTTTAGTAGTGCCATCATTGCTGCAACATCTTCTGTTTTTATGAAGTCAACCAGTCCAAGATGTGCGTTCCAATATAAGGCGATGCGCTGAAAGTTGTCTTCCATGTCGCCATGATCTGCTGCACGATCCTTCGTGACGTAACCTTTGGCTGTATCCAGTACCTTTGCACGATCCCATACTTGCTTTAGTGGCACTTCTTCTCGCCAGTTTTCTGAACTAATTCGTGAAATAAGATTTTTTACAAAGTGTATGTCAACGTCACACGCGTTGGCTACCTCGGCGTTTTCTGCTTTTCTGTTTTTTAGAAGGTAGTCCCATACCTTCTCTTCCTTCTTCGTCATGTTTGTCATGCTGTTCTCCTTCTTGCCACGGTGGTGGCGATAGACTTACGCTATCTTTATTGAGGGTGGCTGCTCTGCGCCTATACCCATAGATTTCTTTTAATGATACTTTCATATGTTTACACCGTTTATTCTCATCCTAGAGACAAACGATTTTAACTCTTCTCGCGCACGAAACAAGTCCTGTTCTGTATTTTTAGGTCTATCCCTGCGACCAAGCTCATCTTGTAACCTGTCAACTTGTTGCTTCAAGAAACGGTATTCGTACTTGAGCGCAGGACTTAACTGTTCATCACCCATCTGGACGTAACTTTGGTTTGATAATTTCTCTAACGCCAGATGTGAATGGTGTTCTCTTGCAATACATCATGATCTCTTTGCCATATGTGTCTGCAAGTATGTCATACAAACCATCTAAAACTCCATCGCCCATAGCTTCATAACATTCGTACTCGCTTGGAAATATTACGCTCGTTGAAACGTCTTGGTTCTCAACAACGTATTCGATAACTAGTAGTGTGTAAAATAATTTAAACATCTATCCTCCTTTGACTAGCCCCATCTCTCTAAGAAACAGGGCTAGTTCTTGTGGTATGTTATTCTGCTGCGATTGGTTTGTCATCACGCAACGCATGCACAAGTTCTTCGACTGGTGTTAAATCCAGATTGACATGTTCTGCACACCCACGAAATCTATTGAGCCATGCCGCAAGCGCAATGCCTGCCTGCTTACGCAGCTCCTCATGATCTTGTTTGCTGTCTGGATCAAAGAAATCGTAACCACCACCTTTCCTTCGGGTACTGGTTCTTGAAATCATAGCAGGGTATTCCACAGACCTATCGACAGGTGTTTCTACCACTTCTATGTTTTGCACCTTGCTCGGTACAATCGTTTCTTTTACCACAATACGCAAGCCCGACACAAATTGCCGTGCCAACTGTAACTTCGCTTGCCACAACAGATGTTCATCCTGTCCATGAAAAGCTTTATAAGCAATGTGATTTGGCTTATCAGCCAACCACGTGACAAACTCCTCTGGCACAAACGCATTTCTACCAGTATCGTTTAAATAAGCATCAATAATTTTCTGCTTAGTCTTCTTATTAAATTTAGCCATTCTGTTCTCCATATATAGCTACTTGTTTATATTTAATTGCCAGACCAGACCATAACGGACTAAGCCGCAACTTACCGCACCTAAACCGCCTCACCATGCTCAACCAAATTCGACCATACCGAAACAAACCTAGACCGCCCAACCGCGCCCAACCAAACCATAACGCACATCACCTCGCCTTGACCGCCTAACCATGACTGACCCCGCCGTACCGCTCCGAAACTTGCCGCCCGTAACGAACCACAACGCACCATAACCGCCTCGCCACACGCCGCCATACCTTGAGAAGCCTCACCTTAACTTAACCGCCTCGCCATAACACAACTCGCCGTGCCTCATCCAACCTAATCGCAACCGCCTTAATCCACCGTAATCCAACTCAACCCAACAAACCTTGACTTGACCGCCTAACCCTAACGGAACCCACCGCACCTGAACTCAACAGGCCTGAACATACCTCGACCGCCGTAACCCGTGATTGGGGCGGCGAACCGCCCCTCTCCATAGCTATACCATACAAAATTTAAGCCGCACGTTTGATGCGTTCTTCTTGCATAAACTCCATCAACTCAGCCGTTTCAAGATCAGCATATTCTGGATAATCGATAGCTAACTCTTGAACTTCGCGTGACTGTGCGGTGATATTGTCCCACGCTTCTTGCTGCCAATCAGCCATATTATCGGCACTTGCAACTGTCCACGTTCCAAAAGATCCACGACCTTTCTCCTGACGGAAGTCACCTATACCGACGATCTGACCTGCGTTCGCAAGTAGTGATATGATACCTTGTTTACTCAAAGTTGGTGTCACAAAACGGATAGTAATCTCCGAACACCATTCTGGTAGATACGCTCTGGTACGCACATCTGGCGTCCTGTTCATATCGGCAGATCGGACAACGTCCACTTTGAGATAAGGCTTACCCCATATCTGTATATTTGTTTGTGGAAGAAAGATTAAACGCTGCACAGATGTTTTCTTGATGCCCTCGGTTTCCAACGCTGCGGTAGCCATAGCACCCTTCACCCCTGCGGCAGGAAAATACAAAGCTGTATCCCCATCCTTCTTTATATACATAGTCTCTTTATATTCCACTTCGGGATTGTGTTTAATAGCTTGCTTGTCGGCAGCGGTTTTCTTACGCGCCCCTGCGAACAAATCACGCATAGCTTTTGATCCCATACTATTAAAATAAAGCGGTGTTTGACCAATCATGCGTAGCTTGATCTCGCCCTGTTTTAGTTCGTGAATTTGAATATTATTATCAACTGCTGGTTTCTTGACAGCCATGATGTTACTTCTCCATGTTGAGTAGAGTTTCCTCTACGATTGAAATGTTGTCCTCATTGACAACTAATGAAACGCCACCTGCTGCTTGGATGTCGTCCAAGTTCTTTTGTTGTAGTGGCGTAGGTTTGTTAGTTCCTGCTTTGCATTCGATACCGATGAAGCGTCCGTTGTAACACGCGATAACATCAGGCACACCACTGCGCCCATAGCCACCTGTCACTGGATAGAAGTAATACGCTTTATGCTGTTTGAGCACGGCGACCACTTTCTTTTTTACTTTTGCCTCTGGTGTCATAAACCCTCCGTAGAAACTGGCATCGACAGAGGCGATTTCTCGCCTCCGTCAAATAGTAGTGAAACACTACCTAATCTGCGTACAACCAGTATACGTGTCTTTCTATACGTTGACCGATCCCATCAACTGATAACGATGGTATGTCTAGCATAGATAAGACAGCGATCCTTTCTTGCACCCACTTCGGTGTGTCTCGTATATTCATATAGTGTCCCGTTACTGACGTGTCAAGACATTCCATACCAAAACATACAATTTCTACATTTTCTTTACCATCAGGGAAATTTACACGGTATATCGTATAGTTTCGTGATAGACCATCATTCACAATTCACCTCGTAGGTAGAATATGTTTTCGGCTGCACGATACCCAACACCATCAACATAGTGCTCGACGTCCACCATACCCAACACTGCCAGCTTGCCTTTAATATCTTCAGGCAAGTCGTCTTCGCCACGTATAGTTTGCAGCTCACGTTTCACCGCTTCGTCCCCGTACCCGCGCAGATCAACAGGTGCACACCTAAACTTGTTCTGACCAAATGACTGATACGCCTCGACAAACAGGAACGAGTCCGAATTGTTTTCCCTCGCTTCTTTGAACTCGTCAAACCCAGTGAAGATTTCTTTTAGTTGCTGACCTAGTTCCTTGTTGAGAAACTCATGCCCCGACTCAACCATGTGCCTCAGTTCGACTTGCAAAGCATTCGGATTGTCGTACTTGTATGTACTGAACAAATCTTGAACAACCGCTTCACCCTTCTTTCTCACATCGTTACGCAGATTGTCGGTTTGAGCAGTCGCCTCTCTTCTACAAGTATCTTTAGTTATCTCAACAACTTGTGGCACTGTCAAAGCACGTAAGTATGTCACGGCATTCTTAACCCCCTTCTCCATAGTCGTTGCCTGTGCCGAGTACATCCTATCACCATATGAGTACTTACCGTTGTGTATGTTCGGCGAGTAGACGAGATACTTCGGATCATCAGTATTACTGTGGTTTTCTCGAATGTCCTTGTAAGCTATGTACCCCATGGGAAAGCTGTCACCCTCACGGTACACCCACTTGGAATGATAATCTTTTGGATAAGTAAGATATTTAGTTTTCTGTTCGACCAAATGTGCAAAGTCCATCAGACCAACAGAATAATCGTAATCATGTGTATCTTTACTTTCACTTCGTATCGCACTCATTAGTTCTATACGTAGTTGTCTCATTTATTGTTCTCCATTTCGTAACGCATTTTTTTCTCTTCTTCCAACCAGTCTCCAAACCGTTGCTTGTGACGTTTACAAAGATCGTCAGTATCTTCACCGTAGTGTGCGTAAAGCCAACGTGCTGTGAGTGAATGAATTTCGTAAATTTCTTCATCAGTCACAGACATTGCCAAAACACGTTCTTGTATGGGCCTACCATCAAAGCGAGTGAATGTGATTTTTGCTTGTGAAGGAAAGCCATCTATGCGTACCTTACACATCGCATAGTGACTGCTTCCCCACGTTGTCCAACGCGAGATTAAATCAAACCATTTCATTTATTGTTCTCCATTTCCGTAGTGTTTCACTACTGTTTCGGCTTAGTCATAAAGCCTGCGTTTGTATTGATGAATGAATTAAATCTGCTTTTCATTCTTTGTAGTTGCTCCTTCGTCTCAACATGTTGTACTGGATAGGTATACTCCCACCCGCCTGCGTCTTGAGAGTAGTTGTGATCTGCCACCGAGGTTGTAAACAAAACCCAATAGTTAAGACGCATCGGATGATTAGGGCTACGCAGTATCTCACGTGCACGTGTCGGTGTGAACTCATCGCTTACGTAATCTACGCTCCCAAAATGTTTACGTAGTTCATGCGCCTTGTCCTGATTGTACTCATGGCTCAACGGTAGCAGAGGTGACATTGTCATGCCCCACTCAAAGAACTTGTCGATAGCTTCTTTGTACTTCGCCTTTAGTTCTTTGTTTACCTTCGGCTTTAGTGGCAACGACTTGCCAGTTGTTGGGTCATGTATCCAATTACTCTCACCTTTAGTGAACACCAACGCAGAGTTATCATCTGTAGTCTGCATCCACTCTTTGAAATACGTAGCCTCTTTAAACTGTCTGTAGTACCCACGCGGCACAGTCTTGCACTTAGCTAGATAGTGCTTCTCGCCCACTATACCCACGTACTGCATCGCGCTGTGACCCATGATAAACTGCATACCGTTTGGCATGTGTCTTTCCAAGAACGCATAACGACCCATGGAATAGTGACTGTTGTCACCAATACAGTTTCGTATCTGAACTGTCTCAGTCCCATCCTTGTGCTTGCGCCACACAATCGGTGCATAGTACTCCATCTTACCAAGCCTGTCCCAGTGATAGGTTGTAGTATTGGTTTTGTAGTCGTACTCGCGTACCCCATAGGACATGAACTTGTTGTCACCTTCGTGATACCCATCGCTCAATGCGTAGCAGTTTCGGCTTATCTTGACGATACGCTCATGCTTACGGTTGCGATCACCAATAGGTCTGATGTCGTCCTCACGTGTGTGAAGTTTAGATACAAGCGGTTTGATACTTTCGTAGTGTTTCACTACATCTTTGAAGCTTGCAAAATTTGTCCATGTTAGTGCCATTGTTGTTCTCCTTTTTCTACCACCATTGTAACACTACTCCTATAATCCAGAGCATCACGGCAATAAACGTAATTGCCGCAATAACCCAATCTTGCCAATCAATCATGTCATGTCCCTCGATTTAATGTTTACAGTCTTGCCCACGTCTGGCTTGGCTCGGTCATTGTCCAAGATTGTCCAGAGCACAGGCATCGTCCACTGACCCCAACCGCCGAATAGATACCCATCGGTTAGCACGATTGCAGCTTGGGCA